GGGTGCCGTCAATGCGCAAGTCTAGATCACAACGATTAGAGTTATTATAAATCATTCGCATGTGTATCCATACTGTTGCATCAGTATCAAGAGTAACCACCTGATTTATTAAACTATTGTTAGTACTATATGGGCCTGCAGCATCGGCACCCGGACAACCACTACGACTGTCAGTTGTCATAATTGTTCTTGGTGGTTTTCCAATGGTTCCTGACGGGGTATTAATTGGCATAATTATTACTCCTTGTTTGCATTCATAGCATCTTTAGGTGGTACTATTGTAGGATCAACTTCTTGAATTACAAATTTATAAGTTTTACCGTTTTTGTTATTGTAAAGGAATAAATCTTCTTCACCCTCTACTACAGTATAGTCACCAATCCCGTTGCTTAACTCTAAGTCAGTGGTATAAATTGTACGCCAGCGGTTACTATTACCGCCTAAATCTTGGCTACCATTAGCACCAGGTAACAAATGTCCGTTAGCGTCTAAATTCATTACATTGGTGCCACCTGCGCCAGCATTATTTTCGTTGTCATTGTGGACACCGTCTCTATGCCAACTAAATTCAGTATCTGTTCTAAAGTAAAGCGTGTTAGACTGAACACCAATGCCGTAGTTAGTTCCATATAGATTTAGCATTTGTCTTGTTGCTGATCCAAAACTAGCTGCACCTGTAGTTGCAACAGTAAGACTGCCAACACTTGCAGAACCTGTAGTACTAATACTACCAGATCCGGCTGCAACACCTACACAAGAAATACTGCCTGCTGTTGTTAAATTTCCAGAATTTGGACTAAAACTTATTTTAGTACTACTTGTATTTACTCCGGAAATCGATCCTGATGTATTTGTAGTTAAAATCGGATAATATGGTACACTACCGTCAGCAACTTCATTTGTAACTGTAACACCAGTGTTTTCCCAAGTTAAAGTACCAGATCCGTTAGTAGTTAATGCTTGGCCAGTATTTCCATCATTTGGTGGCATTGTTAATGTATATGTAGCTGCTAAACTTGTAGGTGCTTTAATACCAACATTATTAGCATTATTTGAGGTCAATATAAGATCACTATTATTACTAATTTTTAAATCAGTAGTTGTTTCAACAACGCCTGTTCCGTTTGGCTCTAATACAATGCTAGTATTAGTTACAACACTTTGAAGCGTATTGTTTTCTGTAACTATATTACCTAGTACTTGTCTACCTAGTGTTCCTGATGTAATTTTTCTTGGCATGATTTATTTCCTTAAGCTGTTGGAGTTTCTATACCGTAGACCATTACTGATGTAAGAGAATTAGTTTCAGGTGCTGCTGCACTATCTGATCTTGCATAGATTTGTCTACTTGCATCTACAACAATGCCAGTTCTTTCTAAAACACCGTTACCTAAAATTTCCGTTTCGTATTCTAAATAATCATCTTCGGCAGGTATTGTTGCACCTGTTGGGTCTGGTTTTGCTACTGCTAATCTAATAGTAATAGGAGTACTGTTTTTGTTACAAATACTTACTGTTACGACACTAAATGTGTCTTCTGGTACAAGATAAATTCCTGTATATGTTGAATCTAATAGATTCGCTGATCCTAATATTCCGTTTGCCATTTTTTTAAATCTCCAATTTAAATTATCTCAAGAAATAGTTGTATGCTAAAGGTAGTCCAAGTACTGTTCCATTAAACACTACATTTGCATTAATATTTATCGCACTTCCGCTCAGTGTAGTAATTATGTCGGAACCAACAAATACATCACCTGCTGTTACACTGTTAACGTTAAGTGTTGCGCCGCCACCGCCAATCTGTGCTTCAATATATGCTTTAACAGCTCGTTGTGTTGGAACAACACTATCGCTGTTTGCTGTAAAGAACGGATCTGTACTAAATTCGCTTACACTTGCCGAGTTTCCGCCCAGTGTAACTTCGCCCAACGATAGTTCTTGTAGACCTGCAATATTAAATGCATCAGCGTTCAATGTTGCAACACCAGTTGACTGTTCGATTGTAAACAAGTCGCCTACTCTAAAGTTACCATCTTGGTCAGTTGCAGTGTAGAACACTCGTCCGCCGTTGTTGTCAACAGTTTCATTTGATTGTATCGGTGGATTTAATGGAACTCCTGGATAATTAGTATCTGTAAATCCACCAGTACCAATATCTAAGAAGTCATGACCTGTTAAGCGTACTTGCGAGAATCTAATGCGCATTTCTACTGCATCGCCATCTGGTAATGTACTATCTGGTTCGACTGATGGCGATACCTGTAAGAATCCGGTATAACTTCCGTCTTGTGTGCCTAAGAAACTTACAATGTTAACTAATTTGTAAAATGTTCCTGGCTGATCTGCAAATTCAACGTTAGATCCGTTTACTGGACGAGATGTCATTCTACGTACAGCAATGAATGCTCCAGCTTGTGGGAAGTCGGCAAAACCATTAGACTGTAATGCGTTTACTTCGGCACTTGCATTTGTAAATCCTATTCCTCTGTTTACAAATGTTGGGTTAGCTAATACACCGTTTCCAATTTGTGGTATTAGATCAACATCATCAATGTTATTAGGATCTGTTACAGTTATAGTAGGGGCAACATCGTATCCACTACCTGGTTCAACAATTCTAATTTCAAACACTTGTTCGTTTGCAACACTTGCTCTTGCTTTAGCAGGAGTTTTAATTTGTGCTGCATTGCCGCCTGTGCCTGCCGCATTTGGTAGTATTACAAATTTACCTTGTTGTGCAGGATTACCAAATGCTATTGCATTGTATCCGCCTGTTACAGTAGTTGACAATGTGTATGACTGCCAGTATAAACCATCGTGACTGTAAAATACTTGATCAGTGTCGTCTGTTGTAAATACAAATGTACCTTGACCGTATGCTAGTTTACGTTCTGTAGCAGTTAACGGAAGTGTTAGAGCATTGTTGTACCAAGTAACACCGTCTAGCGAGTACATAATATCGTTTGTACCGCCTAGTGCTACAAATTTGCCGTTACCCCAAACAATATCTGTAGATGCTGCAAATGTACCTGGTGCAACAACACCAGTCCATGTAACGCCGTCTGCACTATATGCAGCATTTGTTGTGCCTGGTTCAATAACAACAAATTTACCTGCGCCATATGCAATTTCTGTATATCCAGTTCCTGGTAATGCTATTGCACTACTTGTCCACACAGCGCCGCCGTTGTCTGAATATACAACGTCTTGGTCAGTACTGCTTATTACAACAAATCTTGCAGTTGTTGCATCAATTTGTCCAAATGCAACAGAATTTTCTCCAGTAGTGTCAAATGTTCCTGGTAAACTGCTTGTTAGCCAAGTATCTGCATCATTTGAATATGCAACAGTGCTGTCTCCGTCTGCAACTACAACTATTGCACTTTGTTTAAATGTACTCGAGCCGTCATCTTGTAAACCGTCTGCAATACTTGAATAATTACCTCCAGGAAGCGTTGGTAATACTTCTGCTGTCCAGTTACTACCATCTATACTTACTGCACCGTTAGTTCCGGCGCCTACTGCTAAGAACTTGCCACTTTCGCCAATACCTTCAAAGTCAAACTCAACTATTGCGCCGGTTATACTATTTACAGTTGATAATACAATAGTAATATCGTTAGCAGGTGATGTACCTCCTACGTCAGTGCCTGCAATAGTAAGTTCGTCTAGTCTAGAATAACCTGTGCCTGCTGTATTAACAGTAAGATAGTATTTAATTCCGTTACGAGTTACATCAAAAGTTGCACCCGAACCAGTGCCGCTTGTAGCACTTATACCTGTGTATTGCGCACTAGTTTTAAACCATTCAACATCGTACCATGTAGTTGATGTTGGCAATGTAATTGCAGCATTACTATTGGTAGGTGCTGATACAGTTACCCTAGGTTCAATTTGATATGTTGACGAGCCATTTGGTGCAACAATTGGTGTTCCAGGAACAATATGATCCCAGCCTGCAACTCCATCTGAATCTCTAAATACTGTTGCTTCTTTAGTACCAGCATTGTATGTATCAATAACAGCGTATTGTCCAATAGCTGCACCACCAATGATATAAATTTTCATTCCAGGATAAGCTGTACTTAACGCACCATCAGTTGCTGCAAGGAATATACCGGTTGTTGACCCGCTTTGTGCAACGTTACTTGCAATTACATATCCGCTACCACCCTGTGGAATGTCCGGGTCGGCATTTTGATCAATATATGCATAATTAAAGCCGCCATCGCGGAATTCGTCACCTACTACTACTTCGTCTGTGCCTGCGCCAAAGACATCAAATACAACTTCATTATACTCGTTTCCTGCATGACTAAATTCAAAGTTTAGTAGTTGAACATTATCAACATTAACTTCACTTATTGTTGCGTTATATTGTGTTCTATTATCTACTACTGCCGTAATAGGTGTTTCATCTGGATCAACGCCTGTTGCTATTGAACCAAAGTCACCGTAAGAGTTGTTACCATTAGTAGCACGTACTCTTCCGCCGCCTTCTGCTAGATAACCGATATGCGAGTAGTATGTGAATACAGATACAAGTTCTGCTCTACCATTGTTAAGAATGTGTGCGCCAATACCGTCGCTTATAACTTGTGTAAAGTCATTTGAAACAAACGAGTCATTGCCACCGTTGTGTAGAGCGCCGTCAATCTTCTGACCTGTAGCAGCATTACCAAACGTTGTTACTCCTTGTATATAAGGCGATCGTGTTATGATCCAAGTACGGAAATCTTCTGGTCCAAATCCTGGATCGAGCGAACAATAAGCGCCAGCACTTACTTTGCTGTATCCGTATTCATTTTCAGGTAGTAAATCTCCATTTAATCCGTTTAGTGTACAGTTTCTTACACCAGTAGCATCACGTAAGTAGAACATGTCTTCTTCTTGTGATCCTGTTACACTATTGTTGTAAAAACGTGCTACGTAACGAGAAGCATAATTACCTGGATACATTAGGTCATATTTAATAGCATCAATGTAGTAACCTACATCGCGCAAACAAAGTGCTTCGTTGTATGTATAAGAACTAAATTCATCTGTAATATACTGAAGTGCCGCAGTTTGTATTGTACCTTTTTGTGCTTGTAAATCTGTAAACGATGTTTGTGTAGTTGCGCCTTCACCAGTTTCACTTGGATAAGTTGTAGTAACTGTTCCGGCACCATTAGTAACAATATCAATAACATCATCCATATTGTTGCCAACTGCTGTCTGCGATGCTGCTTCTGCATCTGCAACTAGTTCAGCTTTTAGCTGCGTAAGTGCTGCAAGTGTAGCGGTCTTTTCGTTCCCTGCGCCAATTTGTAGTGTACCATACGAATAATAGCTATCACCTGCAATAACTGATTGATAATTACCTCCGTATAAAACATCGTAAGTTGCGGCATCGATAATATATCCTAAGTCTCGTTGACAAGTAGCTTGTCCTTCGGCACCTAACGCTGTCCATTGTGCATTATAGTTAGTATTTAAGTAGCTAGATACATCGCTAATTATTGTTGCTCTATTAGTTTGGAATGTTCCAGCAGTTGTACTATCATCAGCAACCGTAGTACCGTTATCTGGGAAGGTATATGTTGGAACTGCGTCTAATCCATCGTCTAAAATGTTATACACATTTGTAAACGCATTGTATACTGCAACATAATTTGTACTATCTACATAGTCTTTTGCAAGACGTCTAATATATTTGATAATATCAAGTGTTTGTATTTTTTGATTAGCAACTACATTTTGTGCTGATGTAACAGCTCTATAGTATGCTGCTCCTGCAACACTTGATGCAAAGTTTGAACCAGTAATTAAGTCATAGCTCACTGCATCAATAATTAATCCTATATCTCTAGAACAAGTTGCTGAATTATAAAAGCTGTCAAAGTCTACAAAATTGTAGTTAACATAGTTTTGTACTTCGGCAACAATAAAGTCTCTATTACGCTCTAGTTGTAACATTGCATAGTATGCATTTTGATTGTTAGTTTGACATATGCTACCTTCGTTGGTTGCGCCAAATAATACTGCGTCAATAATTCTTGCACTTGCAGTAATTCTTGCAATAGCTGTTGCATCGCCTGCAACATTTGCAATAGCACCGTCTGTAGGATCTAGTAGCGCATATTGAATTGCTTCTCTAGTTTGTTGTTTTTGTCCGCCGGTATATACTTCTACAGCAGTTTTGCGCAAATATGCGTGTGCTGCTTTAAGTGTTCTATAGTTGCTGTTTAATGCAAAATCAAATCCAACTGCTTCTAGTATTTTACCTACGTCTCTTTCACACTTGGCACTATTATATACTAAGTCTGGATAGTTTGCAGTAATCCAAGTAGTTGTATCAGTTTTAATTCCAGCTGTTGCTGCATCTAGTGCAGCTTTAGCAGCAATTAGTGCAGTTGTACTATTAACATTGTTAGTCGGTGTTGGATTAACTAGTGTAGTTGTATCGCCTACAGCATCAGGACCATTACTAATAATATCGACAATGTCTTCAATATTGTTTGCAATTGCAGCAATATTACCAACGTTACCAGTTAGAACTTGCGGAACAGCAGTTTGTTTAGGACTTACTATAGTAGTGTTTCCAGCTACATTCTGTGCAGTAGTCTTTAAGTAGTTAATTGTAGCAATTGTTTGTGTTTTAATGGAAGCTGGTAATTGATCAATAGTGTTGTCATCGCCGTCCCAATATGCTAATCCAGTAATAACTGCTAGACTATTGCCGCCGTAAGTTAAATCATACACTAACGAATCAATTATATAACGTGCATCTCTGCGTGTATCTGTTTTGCCATATTTTAATGTTGGATACTCATCATCTAAATATGCAATAACTTCTGCAACTAAAAAGTCAATATTAGCTTGGATATTCTGTATAGCATATTCGTCTGCTAGTGACAGCGTAATAGGATCATTTACGTATGCAGCTTGCATACTATTCAAACCGTAATCAATTTGATACTTCATTAAGTCAACTAAACTTTCAACCTTACTAGCTTGTGTATCTATTGCTAGAGGCCAGTTTTGACTTTGAGGTTCTGTGTTTCCTGTAGTAGGAGTAATCGATGTTCCTGTTACTACATTCTTAACAACTTCTGCTACTCTATCAAATGTTTTTACAGTATAATATGTATCGCTTGCAGGAGTTGTTGCACTTCCGGCAATAATTTTTGTAGATCGTAATTCGTCGCCTAATATAGCACAATATGCCGGAACTCTAATAGGAAGTACTTCTCTATGTTCTCCAGTTGAAACTTTAACTAAAGTTTGTGGGACATCTCTTTCAGGAATATCATTAGCATCTTGCGAAGCAATTGCAGTAGTAACAATACCTACTAGCTCTGCAACTTTTGTATATGCACCTATTTCAACTTCTAATAATTCATTTGTATACTGTTCAACAATTGCTGTAGAGTCGTCAGTTACGTTCTGATAAATTGTATTCGGTGCTTTGTTTTTAAGAACAGCATCAATAAGTGTTAGCATATGATTATATGCTGCTACACTTACATCGGCTTCATTACCAAGTCCAGGGTAAAACCCCGAACCTTCTTGCTCAGATTCAATTGAGTACGGACCGTCGCCAAGTAGTCCTAGCAACGATTGTGTTGCGCTACGGGTCTTTAAGTTGCCGCCGTGTCCTAAGTCCCATTTAATCTTGTCAAGAATAATACCTACATCACGTTTACACTTATCTTCACCATATGTAAAGTTTTCGTAAATGCTTCCAGGTGTTGCATTTGCAATTTGATAGTTAATAAACGAACCAACTTCCTCTTGAATAAACACACGGTTTAGTTCAAGCATGTATTGTGCGTTTGGATTCTTTGGACCTTTTTCAATTTGTTCACAAGCATATCTGATAGATTTAAATGGTCTATCAATGTTGCTACCTGCTTCCGGAAAAGGCTTATCAATGCCGTGCTCTGCAACAAAATAAACGTCTTCAACACTTTGTAAAAATTCCCAATTTGGAACTCCGGTATCAGTAACAGTTAATACTTGTCCTTCTTTACCGATTGGAAGTCTTGTTGGTGCGCTACCACTATAGTAAACTAAGTCACCCTCAGTAGTAAGTACACTTTGTTCTGATCCAATAGCAATGACTGCCCAATACTGTCCACTATCTGCTAAATCAGGTCTAGAACCTTGTGCTCCGCCGCCAGGCTGTACTAGTGTTTCTGTTGAAAAATCGTCGCCTTCTGAGATATGGTATTTTACACATATGTAAGAGTTGTCACCGTATCTTGCTACATCGCCTTCAAAGTATTCTTGATCGTCTAACCAAATGCCTCTCCAGCGAATACCTTCGTTAATTAGCTTCCAGTAATTGTTGTTAGGTGGTTGTATTCCTGAATGATCTAATATACACACATAAGTAAACCCGCCAAGTTTAACAACCTCGCCAACTTTATACTGTGTCAACGAACTATCATCGTTCCAGTCGCCAATAAATCTAAATCCTTCAGTAAATAGATCCCAATCTACAGGAGCAGTTGACGAAAAAATGCCGCCGCCAGTATATGGAGTAAATCCAGTTGCATCGATAGTTGAAGTTAAATCTGGATTACTGTATAGTCTAATAGTGTCAACATCAATTACATCAACATAACCAACTAGTCCATTTAGTTCAACCATCCCTTGTATTTCATTTATTATAACTTGTCTGCCGTTTTCTAAATTATGACCAACACTAGTTACTTCTACTGGATTTGACTGTATAATATTTGTCACTATGCCGCTGAGAGGCCCAGGAATAATATTAGTATGATTTGTTCTAGCAATGTACTGATTGCCGCCATAACGTACAACATCACCTGGTTGATATCCTCTAAACGGATTCCAGTCGTTTTCGTACTGGAAGCCTTCAACAAACTTTTCCCAATTTGATCCGTCTGTTCCTAAATCGCTTGTAGATGTATGTGCATTAGTACAGATCCAAACACCGGCGCCGTAGCGGACTAAGTCATTGTATTTGTATCTGGCTCCAGTTGTCCATTCGCCTTTATATTCTAAACCGTTATTAAATACATCCCAGTTTGCAATATCAGCTTCTAGTCCATCTGCGGCAGTAGCAGATGATACATGCAATGTATTACACACATAAGTAGATCCACCATATTTTACAAAATCGTTAATACGATAGCGAGTTGATGTTGACCAATCACCTAGCCATTCTAACCCTTCTGCATAAGCGTCCCAATTTAAAATATCAGCTTCTAACCCGTCACTAGCATCAATTGCGGTAGCAGCGGAAGTATGATTGGTATTAGCAATATATAGTCTTGCACCATAACTTACAATATCATCTATTACATAATCTGTATTAGTTGACCATTCACCTTTCCAAGTTTGACCTTCTGATACTAAGTTCCATTTAGGTGGAACAATATTAAAATCTGAAAAGAAATTTGTTTGACTTGTATGCCCTATTGTACATATATATGTTTTGCCACCGAATGCAATAACATCGTCTTGGTAATATGTATTGTCAGCACTCCAATCGCCTTTCCATACAAATCTAATTCTACCTAGTTTAAATTCTGCCATTTTGTTTAACTCCGCTAGTGTTATTTATCTTATTTTGTTTTTGCATATTATTGCATCGAATCATCGAAACCTTTAAGCATTAGCATTTGCGATACTATAGTTCCAGATATTGATGTTTGGGTAGTTGTTATATTTCCTTCGCCGTCGTCACTATCAAACGTGCCATCAAAAACAACATCTGCATTAATATTTAAATTACCAGTTATTATATTAATTTCATTATCGAGACCGCCAAGAATAACTCTACCTGCTTGCAATCTATTAACTTCAAGACTTTCACCGCCTACAGAAAGTCTATCTGCAAGGAATATTGCAATGGCACGTTGTGTAGGAACAACATTATTACTATCAGCAGCAAATGTAGGGTCAGTTGAAAATTCATTAACAACGGCACCTGAACCGCCTAATCTTACTCCGCCAAGTGCTAGTTCTGAAAGACCATCTAAGTCAAAGAATTCAGCACTAATAGTAACAATACCAGTAGCCTGTTGGACGCTAAACAATTCACCTGTTCTAAAGTTACCGTCTTGGTCTGTGCTTACATAAAATACTCTTCCGCCGTTTTGTTCAAGTACTTCGTTTTCTGGCGCTGCTGTAAAGAAGTTTCCGCCTGCATATATTTCAGGATAGTTAGTTTCTTCAAAATTACCTGTACCAATATCTAAGAAATCATGTCCTGAAATTCTACACTGACTAAATTTTTCTCGCAATGTAATCTCAGTACCGTTTTCTACTACAAACTGTACATCAAGTCTTGGAGAAATTTGAAATCTAACTGCATTTGTTTCATTACCTGTACCATCATCACCTAAGTCCGTAACTGTTACTCCGCTAAACACATAAGGTGTATTTGGTTGTATTGCGTCTGGATCAAATAATCCGTCAATTTCTATTTGTACACCTGGTCCAGGTAATGCTGTAATACCAGACACAGTTAGTGTATTTTCTACAGGATATATATCAGCATAACCATTACCAGTAATAGTAATAGTAGAACTCGAAGATCGATATCCAGCTCCTCGATTAATAAAGTCTGGTTGAGCTAGGACTTTGTTTCCAACCCTTGACTGAATTGCAATATCAAAAGTAGCATTTGGATCTATTACTGATATGCTAGGAGGATTACCAATATCATAACCGCTTCCTGGATTTATAATTCGAAGTTCGCTAATACTTCCAGTATCTACTTCAGCTCGTACAAATGCATTAGCGCCTACGCTAACTATAGCAAGAGCATCGGTAGTTGCTGCATTTGCTTTAATATACCAATTTCCGTTACCAAAAGCTAACGCTCCCCAAGTTTTTGTACTAGTAAGATTGCGTGTGTTCCATAACACTCCATACTCGGAGGTAGCAATATATGAACTATTTCCTGAATCTTCTTCGCCTATCGCTACAAAAGTTCCTTGACTGTATTTTAGGTCAGTAACTGAAAAGTTAGAAAACCCTGGAACTTCTATAGTTTCTCCTTGTATCCATGTTATTCCATCAAAACTAAATGCTGTTTTTCCTGCATCTGTTACAATTACATATCTATTATTTCCGTACTCAACAGACGTAATAGTTTCTCCTGTAAAGTCAGGTGTTGCACTGTCGTGTCTAGTCCAATTAATTCCATCTGTTGATGTTGCTGTTGCAAGATCACTAGTAGATACTGCAACATACTTTCCTAAACCATAAGTAATGTAAGACCAGACACTAGTTGTACTGTCTAGACCGCCATCGGTATCGTCTGGAATTGTAGAAGATGTCCATGTAGTACCATTTGTACTTGATATGACAGTATCTGTGTCAGTAGCAATTATTACAAATTTTCCGTTTCCGTAAACACCGTCGTTCCAGTTTCCTACTGTAGGAAGAACAGATGCTGTCCAAATTGCTCCTGTTAAACTTGTAAGTAATTGATTTGTTCCTCTAGCAATAGCAAGGAATCTATTATTGCCGGCAATTAATCTTGTATAATTTGCTAGAGGAATTTGTACTTCGGTCCACAGCGTTCCATTATCACTGTATCGAACATTTTCGTCAGTTGTTAACGATAAAAATCGTCCTGAACGCCCTGTTCCAACAGATGTAAATGTTACAATACTCGATGTACTATCATCTGTAACCTCAGTAACAGTAATAACTAAATTATTGTCTGGAGTCGCACCGCCTAACGCTGCGCCAGGTATAGTAACTTTGTCATTTACAGCGTATCCCGATCCGCCTGATGCAATAGTTACATTATAGACTGATCCTGATCTTACAACATTAAATTCAGCTGGAATTGCAACAGCTTCAAATACATTTCCAGTTCCTGAGGTAAAGATTAAATCAACTTCTTCACCGGGTTCAAATGTTCCAACAGACTCGCTATCAAGGTCTGCTTCAATAATGCTTCCAGTATTTGCACTAAACGATTGTATAGTAGCTGTTGCTCCAGATATTCTACCTTTGATATTTAGTGGCAATGCTGGTAGCTCTTCTATTGAACCTAAAAATTGTATCGATATTGGAGAAATAACTTGATTAACTAACACTCTAATAGAATTATCGTCTCGCCAAATAACATTTCCGTCACCAGTAATACCATTATAAGTCTGAGTAATGCCGCCAAATGCCATGTCAACGTATGTTCTATTTGTAAATAAATTTGCAGAGCTGGCGCTATAAACCGGACTAGGAACAATAATTCTAGGTTCTATTCTATATTG